ACAAAGACTATTTTCAGCTGCGCCCGCGGGGGAGTGAAGTACAAACAAAACCCGGGAGTGTCTGCCATGCCAGCAGGTTTAAACCTTAACGATGGCACTGGGGCGTTAGCTGAAAGTAGTTTTCACAAAGGGCAACATCATGGCAGATATCTGGGTAATAAGCGACACACACTTTAACCACGATAATATCTTGAAGTTTGAGGATAAAGTGGGTAAGCCTTGTAGAGACTTCGCTGATGTTGAAGACATGAATGAAACCATGATTGCAAACTGGAACAGTGTTGTTAAGCCTCAAGACAAAGTCTACCACTTGGGTGATGTGTTGTTTGGAGTAGACAAAGACAAGTGGTTAAACGATAACTTTAAGAGACTCAATGGCAAGAAGCGATTGGTTGTTGGCAATCACGACAATATCAAAGTACTTGCTCCACACTTCCAAAAGGTTAGTTTGTGGAGAGACTTTAGTGAGTTTGGGTTACTGCTAACACACGTTCCTGTACACCAGAGTACACTAAAAGAAAGTCACAGATTCGGTGAAGGCAGTATGGTAAATGTACACGGTCACATCCACCAGAACCCAAGTCCAGAAGGACCGTATCGATGTGTGTGTGTTGAGCAGATCAACTACACTCCAGTTAATATTGAAGAATTGAGGACTAACTAATGTGGGCAGTACAACGCACCTGGGAAGTGTTCGGCAATGCCGAGTTTTTTGGATACGAATACGCAGTAGATGAAAATCAAGCACTTGCTAAAACTATTGTGAAGTTTGGTGCCCCTGAAAAATGGGGCATTGAACAATACACTTTTAAAAAAATCAAATGGGCAGAGGAAGATATTTAAATGCGCGCCCAACCACAAAGTATTATTTCAGCACTAGAAGACCATCCTAGTCGTTTGAATAAAGAAGGCATTCTTGAATCTGCAATGCAAGAAGGACTAGACGAGTTCTTTGAAGGTGTGCGTATGGCACTAGACGCTATGGTAACATTTGGTGTTAAAGCAGTTCCGGAAGCTACTCAAAACGGGCAAGGACTGGATTGGCCTACGTTTAAAGTACTTGCAAATCAATTGATTAATCGTGAGCTTACAGGACACGCTGCACGTGATGCTATTGAGCTGGCAATGAGTGTTGCTACTGCTGCACAGTGGAACGGCTTTTATCGTCGTATCCTTATCAAAGATCTGCGCTGTGGTGTAAGTGAAAAGACTGTAAACAAGGTTGCTAAAGACTTTCCACAGTATGCAGTTCCTGTGTTTACTTGTCAGCTTGCACACGATGGCGCTAATCATCCAAAGAAGATGACAGGTGTAAAACAGATTGAAGTAAAACTGGACGGTGTACGTGTACTAGCAGTATGCAAAGGAGGCAAGGTAGAATTGTTTAGTCGTAACGGAAAACAGTTTCATAACTTTCCGCACATTGTTGCAGAGATTGAAGCAGTACTAGCAGCAAAGCCTGCGCCATATGACTGTGTACTAGATGGCGAAGTAATGAGTGCAGACTTCCAAGACCTTATGAAGCAACTGCAACGCAAGGATGGTAAGAAAGCAACTGACGCAGTACTGCACTTGTTTGACTTTATTCCATTAGAAAACTTCCTAGCTGGCAGCTGGGACAAAGATCAAACAACTCGCAGTAACTATGTTAAGTACTGGGTAAAGGAGAACGCAGACCTCTTAGAGCACGTTGTAGCGTGTGAATGGGAGGATGTAGACTTGGATACACCCGAAGGCGAACAACGCTTTAAAGACATCAACGCTGCTGCTGTAGCCGGTGGATACGAAGGCGTAATGATCAAGGACGTAACTGCGCCATACGAGTGCAAACGCAGTCACGCTTGGCTCAAAGCCAAACCGTTTATTGAAGTAACATTGGAGGTTGTTGATGTCGAAGAAGGTACAGGACGAAACGAAGGACGACTTGGGGCTATTGTATGCCATGGGCAAGATGACGGGAAAGATATTAGGGTCAATGTTGGCAGTGGCTTTACGGATGATAACAGATCCGTATTTTGGACTGGCCGCGATGCTCTTATTGGTCAGTTGGTTGAAGTACGTGCAGACGCTGTAACACAGAATCAAGACGGCACATACAGTTTGCGCTTTCCACGCTTTAAAACATTCCGTGGATTTGAGGTTGGAGAAAAACTGTGATCTACAAACTACCAATACTGTATAGCAGAGCAGATGCTAAACAGCGCAAAACAGTAAGAGAGCAGTATGTTCGTGAACAAGGTGGATTGTGCTATTGGTGTAAACAACCGTTAACTGGTGACGCACCCAAACACATCACAAGTAAAAAGATCAACTGGCGATTGTTTCCGCCAGGATTTCTCAAACACCCTGTTCATCTACAGCACGACCACAGTTCGGACTTGACAGAAGGAGCAGTTCATGCTATATGTAATGCTTATATGTGGCAGGTACACGGGAGATAACAAATTGAACCCAAGTCCAGATGGACCGTATCGTTGTGTGTGCGTCGAGCAGACTAACTATACTCCGGTTAACATTGACGAATTGAGGATTTATTAAATGAGCGAATGGATAAAAAGAGTAATGGATAAATCAGCAGACAATCTATTTAAAGAGTATGTTGCCGCTTGGAACGATCGTGATACCACCAAACTTGAGTTGATGTTCCATGAAAATGTAACACTACGAGATTGGGAGGTGGAAGTCACTGGCCGCAATAGCGTAATTGGTGCAAATGCAAATATCTGGGCATCTGTTCCTGATATTAAAATTAATGTTAAACATACAGCATTTAATCCTACTACGCGTAAACTTTTCGCACGTATACAAGTTATCAGTATACAGCAGAACTTTACAATCGATGTCATCGATGTCATCACTATTGAAGATGGCATGATTAAGCAAGTCAGTGCTTACAAGCAGTAAACATTTGACAACAAATTTAAATAACAGTATACTACAGAGATAGTATTTTATAAAAGGAACTTAGTGCATGGGAAATACTTCCGAAATTATTAAAAAGCGACTTCATGACGCCGGCGCCCGTTACTGGGCAGGCGACAACATCGCGAACTTTATTATGCCAGAAGAGCATGAAAAACTTATTGATGAACTTACTGAAAAGTTTGAAGCAGTTCTTGATGGGCTTGTGATTGATCGTCTGACAGACCCGAATAGCATGGATACGGGTCGCCGGCTAGCGAAAATGTACGTAAATGAACTCATGAGTGGCCGCTATGAGCCGGCTCCCTCAGCAACCGCATTTCCAAATGAGCCTGACAATGTAACAAATGAAAAGTTCGAAGGAATGCTAGTTGTTCGCAGTGAACTAATTAGCATGTGTAGTCATCACCATCAACCAGTTAAAGGCGTTGCGTACATTGGTATTATTGCAGCAGATAAACTGATTGGTCTTAGCAAGTACACTCGCATCGCACAATGGTGCGCACGACGTGGTACGCTACAAGAAGAACTTGCAATGGATATAGCACGTGAGATTATGCGAGCAACAGACTCAAAAGATGTAGGCGTTTACATCCAAGCAACGCACGGCTGTTGCGAGAATCGTGGCATAATGGCACACAGCAGTCTAACTCAGACTACAGTGCTTAAAGGTAGTTTCCATAATGATCCAGCATGCAAAAACGAATTCTTTGAAAACATTAAACTACAGCAAGCATTTGCTCCGCGATGATTGACACTAAAAAATTATACGAGCTGCATATCAATGAAGTAAAAATTCAGCGCACAGCAGCTCGTGGGTTTATGCAATTTATGTGTTCAATTATTGATGACATTCAGAATGTAAAGCCAGTTGTCAATTATCTTGAATTGGGAGTATCTGGCGCCGGCGCTCATTCTAGATTTTCTAAAGCAGGAACTCCTAATGTATACGGTGTTGAGCGAGTTCACCCAGACAAGATTAAAGGCATTGCCACTGAAGAAAACGACATGCACAGTTATAATACTGCAATGCAAGTTATTAATGAGTGTGGCAATATTACGGTATTGTTTGGTGAAAGTGCGTATGCTGAAACCACTCCTATCCAACTCTCAGAGTTAAGTGGCATACCACAGTATGACATTGTAAATGATGATGCAGCAACTGACTGGCCACGTATGCGCCATTCATTGGCAGTATGGAAAACTAGCATCGACCCCAATGGCGCATTCTTTACTGAAGTACCAGATGGCATGGGAGTAGAATCTTGGTGGGCAATGTCGCGGGAAGACCATATAAACAATTATAAAGAATTGGCCCAAGACGGATTAGTTGTTTTTGATTTAGAATGTGACAAAATTGTAGTACCTGGATTTGAAAAAGATTGGGACGCTCACTTCTTTGGTCTATGGATGCCTAATTGGAATATTGGCAAACGCACGATTGAAAATTACCGGCATGCAATAGTAGCTGGTCATGAAAATATAAATTATGGTGAATAAATGACATTTACAAAAATGATGAAATTTGATTCTGAGGCATACCGGAATGACATTTATAAAGTCACAAATCATGCCAATGATCGACGTCTGGCGAGAGGGTTTGCCCCGTTAGTAATAGATTTTGTCGATAAATGTATGAATAATGATCCGTCTTATGGAATGAGATGTCCTTCAATTCTTGAATTGGGAATTGGCGGCGGCGGCAGTCATGAGCAATGGTCAAAGCATACTAGTGGTAAAGTTTTTGGATTAGATATTTTTGATCCTGAACGTTCCAAGTCAACTGGGACATATGAAAAAGGTTTGAAGAATTATAAAGACGCAAGATCTCTTTTTAGCCGTCTAAATAATGTTACAGCAGTATGGGACACTAATTCGTTTGACCCAGAATCTGCTACCCGATTGCAGGAATTAAACTTTGGTCAACCATTTGATGTTATAGTTGATGATTCCCAACCAGGTTTTGGCGGATCGACAATTGGATTAATTGCTACCTGGAAAGACTATATTGCTGATTCTGGAATTATCATCAGCGAAACGCCGTTCGGAAATGGAGTTGATGTTGTATACAGTCTAGCTGAAGAAGAACGCAATGAATACTTGGCGCTATTAGCAGAACAAGGAATGATAGTTTTTTACACCCGCGAATACGCAGATGAAACTATTGTCACTAATTTTCCAGTATATTATTTGGCTGTATATGTAAAAGACTTTGACAAGTACTCTGACGTTATCAAGAAATATGAGAACAACATCGTCGCCGGCAAGGAAAATTGGAAACATAATAATGGAAATTGATATTGATACCTTTAATGCTACCAATTACTTGTCCACAGTAATGTGGTATGACAACGTTAAATCATTAAGAAAACGTGGACGCGGATTTACCTTTATTGAAACTATTGCAGCAGATATATGTTTTAATGAAGGAAACACCAATGATAAATCTATTGTTGAATTCGGAATAGGCGGCGGCGGAACCCTAATTGATTGGGCAGAAAATTTCCACGGCATTGTTTATGGATTAGAGCAGTACGATCCTACATCAGTCCCACTACAAACGGATGATGAAGTATTGCAAAAGCATATCGCTGGCCGCGCCGCTGCTATTGAAACACTTGAAATGTTCAGATGCAAAAATGTTGTAATGGAATATGGCCTTTCTGGTTATGATCGATCAAGTGCAGAATATATTTTTAATAAAAACAATAAAAGAAAAATTTCTATGGTCATCGACGATGGCGATACAGATAACGGTGCATTACTGGGCCTTGTTCCAGCCTGGAAAGATTTTATTGATGAAGAATGTGGAATCATAATTACTGAAACCCCATTTGGTAACGGCATAGAGAAAATATACAATATGCCTGAAGAAGAACAGATGCAAAAGTTAAAAACATTATCAGTTGAACAAGAAATGGTAATTTTTGATACTAGACAAATGGCAATGCATAATAATTACAGTCCATGGCAAGTATCATGTCCTGTGTACTATCTTGGAGTTCATTGTGCCAACTGGCAATATTATAACATTCTTTTTGAAAAATTCAATGAACACATTATATTTGGCAAGGAGTATTTGGCAAATGATGAAACGTAAACGATACAATCTTACCCCTGAAGAAAAAGTACAGCAACGAGCGAATCGAGATCAGCTAATAAGTATCAAAGAAAAAGTCTATGTCAGTGAACCCTGGCATGGGTATTGTGACAATACTGATCACCCGCTGTTCACTATCAAAATAACAGTTGACAAGACTTTTGCTCCTTGTTATTATTGTTCTAAAACCTGGATACTGGAGAAAACAAATGGTTAAAAAAGTATACTACAATTGGAAAGACGTCGAACATATGATTATGTCGATTAACAATCTTATGTACGCGGATATGTGGCGCCCTGACTATATTGTCGGGCTAACACGTGGCGGGCTTATGCCAGCAGTTGTCATGAGCAACATGACAGATATTCCAATGCACACGCTGGATGTACGTTTTCGAGATAATGATGGACTTGCCGGCCCAGAAAGTAACTGTTGGATGGCAGAAGATGCATTTGGATATGTAAGTGAAGAAGAACGCTCCATCCCTCAAATATACAGTGATGTGAATCGTAAAAAGAAAATCTTGATTATTGATGATATCAATGACAGCGGTAAAACTTTGAATTGGATCAAGAACGATTGGCAACGTGGTTGTCTGCCTGACGATCCAAACTGGAACACTGTTTGGGGACACAATGTTCGATTTGCATGTTTGCTAGACAATCAAGCAAGTGAATTCCATGATATTGACTACACTGCAATGGAAATCAACAAACTAGAAAACCCAACTTGGATTGTATTCCCTTGGGAAGGTGACCGGGATTATGGAAACTTCTAAGTAATATAAATCCAACAAAATGCCGGTTTATGGTTGACAACTGTCTGTTCTAGTATTATACTGATACAGTAACATGACAGGAGTCAGCCAAATGAAACTTACATTTACAAAAACACTATTAGGCGCAGCCAGTGCGATTGCAATTTTATCTGCATCGCCAATCCAGGCAGCGCCTAAAAGCTATTATGTGTACGCAATGGAACTTACCAATGAATCGCAACGCAATTCGTTTGTAGCTTCAATGGCCGCGAATTACACTCGCACTGCCAACGTCTTTAAAACACTTGTAGATCGTTACGGTCACTATAGTTGGGCTGCTGGCATTGTTACACAATACAATTGGTATGTTGCTGAAGCTGCAAAATATCAAAGCTACTTGGATGCACAAGGCGCCATGCCTACTGTAGTAGGTAATGAAGTTGTATGGAGCAGTGAGTTTACTGTTGCAGCTCGTGGCACTGAGCAGTTGGTAAGCGAGACAGCTCGCGAAATTCAAGAAGATACTGATACACTTATTAACGTTTACAGTGAAGTAACACGGCTGTTTGAAACGCCAATTACAGATCGCCAGTATCGAGGACGTGTGTCCTACACAATTTATAGCAATGGTGATCGTGTTCCGTTGGTTAACCCATTGTTACTCAACACAACCCATCGTGTTGAATCTCGCACAGAAACTGCACGTGAGTTTGTGCGTAGTTTTGAAAAGGAAATTACTGTTGCAGAAACAAGCAGTGACAGTGATTACGGTACTGCAACAGCAAATGTACTATCAGTAGAAGAATACGTTGCACGTGATGACGTTAACTATGCGAACACTGCCACATATCGCGATGCTGTTATGACTACTAACTCAAATATAAGTATTGATTATATTAATACACGTATGTCAACATACGGCGGCACATTGGAGGCGGTTGGCGCCCCTGAAGCCTGGTCACGCGGTTGGACTGGTGCAGGTTCTGTCATTGCTATCCTTGACAGCGGTATTGATACTGATCATACTGAGTTCTCCGGTCGCATCGATGCCATGGAATGTTTTACTGGTCGCTGCGCCGCTGGACTTGAGACAGTCGAAGATAAAAATTCAGTAGCACACGGTACCCACGTAGCAGGGTTAGCAGCAGCGGCACTTGATGGCCTTGGCACCACTGGTGTTGCGCCTGATGCTCACTTGCTGATTGGAAAAGTTTCTTATGATAGTGGATATGTTGACTTGGATGCGGTTGGTGACGGTATCCGTTGGTCAATTGAAAATGGCGCTGATGTTATTAATCTAAGCGCCAGTGTCAATATGGACCGTACTTACAAAAATAGCTTAGTAGAGATTACCCCTGGGGTCTTCCGCAGTACTGATATACGCGGCACTTATGCTACTGAAGGGTTCATGGGCATGTTGCGCAACCTTGGTACTGACTCGCAAAATTCAATGACCAACATGGTAAATGCATTCCAAGACACAGACGCTGTACTGGTTGTCGCGGCTGGTAACAATGCTGCTAGCGTAGCAGGCTTCCCTGCGCACTTGGCAGTGCTTGAAAATGCAGACGGTTCACTGATGATGGACGGACGGCTTATTATTGCTGGTAACTATGATTTGATGAGTGAAGGATTGGCATCATCCAGCAACCGCGCTGGCACTGTCTGTTTTGATTACAATGAAGTACAAAATACATGTAACACTGATCGCCGAGTAAGTGACTTTTATTTAATGGCTCCGGGACAGTGGAGTGCAAGCACTTCCAATAACGGCGACTATCGCGTGTTGTCAGGAACGTCAATGGCCGCACCAATTATTAGTGGTGGCGCTGCAATCTTGCACCAGATGTGGCCGCATATGACAGGCGAAAACCTAGTGCAACTGATGCTCAACACTGCTGATAAAAATATTAGTAATTATGATGTAAATGTCCATGGACAGGGCATCATGAACTTGGATGAAGCGACACTGCCACAGGGTGACATTAGTATTGCTACTTACGGACGCATTGACGGATACCATACTGCCCCTGCTAGTGCTGGTACACTAAGCATTGCTGGCGCGAACATTGCAGCACTTAGTAGCCTAATGGTAGTTGATGACTATGATCGTGACTTTTACGTAGATGGAAATGCAATGAATACTGTACCTTCCTTAACTGCTTTGGCATACAGTGACTTTGCTGGACTGCGTATTGGTGGCGACACTGCCAGCGTAAGTGTATCACAGGACGGTAGCTTTGCAGTCGAACGTGATTTTGGTGGAGTTGCAGTTGGACTACTTAATGAAACAAATACATTCCTTGGTAACTATGCAGACAGCATTTTGGTCAATGTAGACGGAGCCACAACTGTATATGCCAGTGTTAACTTTGAGAAGATTGCTGGCAATACTACACTGTTCGGTGCTGCAAATGTTGGTGTTACTGACCTTAATGTTGGTGATTCAATGATGCGCTCCGCAGACACATTGATTAGCAACAGTGCAACAGTTGGTGCTAAATTAAATACACGTAACGGCACAATTGCTTTTACCGCAGGGCTACCAGTAGCGATTGCTTCTGGTAATGCTACGTTTGAGATGGCGCAAAGTGTAAGCCTTGCAGGTGATATTGAAACAGCCAATGTTACCTCTAGTCTTGCAAACACTGCCCGCCAACTGGACTTTGGTGCCTCATATGAGGTTAATATTACTGATAATGCAACTGTAAGCGCCTTTGCTAGCTTTAGTGACAACTATGGCAGTATTGCTGGTGCAAGCAGCCGCAACGTTGGTATCGACTTTGCAGTAAGGTTTTAATATGCATATTGGCAAGTTTAAACAATCCGTTAGCTGGGCATATCACAGCGAAGATGAAGATGCAATCCGCAACGAGTTAGGATATGATGGCAACATGGAACAAGTATATGCGGTGGTTAAATTATTAGCCAAGCTAGGTGCAGACTATGATACTGTGGATGAATGGAGCAAAAGTGATTAAATTTGCAATTGAAGTAATGTTAGCAGATAATGATTGGATCTATGTTACAGAGCATAATGGCGGAAGATATTGTGATCTGCAACCTGTATTATTTGACACACGAACCGAAGCAGAAAATTATGCAAGCACATGGAAGCAGCCTCGTAAATATACCCGTGTTAATGTAGTAGACTACTATGTACAATGAAATAACGCCTGAGGCAAAAGGGTGTATAGATAAGTTAGTAAGCGAGTATGATCACGCCGCTATAGCTACTATAGGCGAACGATTTCCATTAATAACAAAGGCAGCGCCGATTATAAGTGATGGTGAAATTTACTTATTGCTAAGTGATTTGAGCGAACACACAAAAAACATTAACGAATCAAAACGTATCGCAATATACTTTTCCCAAGTTGAAACTCATCGCAGCCGCCTAAATAATCCAAGATACACGGTTATGGGCAAACTATATAAGATTCCGGTAGCTAAACTATCCGACCATTATCAACATTTATTAGAATTGTTTGATAAAAAAGACGCAGGCGCTAAAATGTATGGCATGTTTGGAGACTTTAATATCTATCGTTTTGAACAATATGACCAGTTATATAATGCAGGCTATGGAAAGGCGTACAAATGACATATAAGTATATTTCATATTATGATTACATGTTAGAAAAGAATGAAGAAGCAAGGAATATTGAAATGGTAAGTAATGCAGAATTAGAATCTCCTATTAATGACATTCAGCAATTGATGGCAATCACCGCAGAAGAATGTGGAGAACTGACACAAGTATGTATGAAGATTTTGCGCAAATATGATACCATTGAAGGTATCAAGGGCGACAAGTATATCGACCTCTTGATTGAAGAAGTGGGCGATGTCATGTGCATGTTTGAGCTCTTGATTGAACATAAGGTATTGACAACCGATGATATTAATGCTAGAGTAGCAGTTAAACGAGATAAACTCAAAGTATGGAGCAATTTAATTAAATGACAGAAGTTATGACAGAAGCTGCAACAGTAAATGTTGCTAAGAAACCAAAGCTACGCTATAGCGAAGCATTTTATAGCCTGCAGGGCGAAGGAAAGTATGTTGGAGTGCCAAGTGTATTCTTGCGCACCTTTGGGTGTAACTTCCGTTGTCAGAATTTTGGACTACCACGAGGTCGTGAAAAGACACACTATAATCCAGAGGTTGAAGCGCTGCTAAATAATGGCACACTGGATAATGTAAAAACATTTAAAGACTTGCCAATTATTGCAACCGGATGTGATACATATGCCAGCATCTACCCTGAGTTCCGTCATCTAGTAATGGATAAAACGATTGACGAAGTGGTAGAGCATCTGCTTAGTTTGACCCCAGAAGGCAAGTGGATGCAAGATAATGGCCAAGACATTCATTTAATTATGACAGGTGGAGAACCACTGCTGGCTTGGCAACGTTTGTACATTGAGTTGTTCGAACATCCCCGTATGCAGGATTTAAAAAATGTCACTTTTGAAACAAATACTACACAACGCCTCCACCCGGAGTTTAAAGACTATCTTACTAACAACGCGAGATTTAAGACGACATTCAGTTGCAGTCCGAAACTCTCCGTTTCAGGCGAATCTTGGCAGGATGCTATTAAGCCTGCAATTGCTGTCGACTACGCTAGTTTACCTGGTGTGGACGTTTATCTTAAGTTTGTGGTTGCTGATGCAGTGGATGTTAAAGAAGTTGGCGAAGCCGTGGAAGCATTTCAAGAAGCCGGACTCACTTGCCCAGTCTACCTTATGCCAGTGGGAGGACGAAGTGAGGGATATGACCTCACCGTTAAACAAGTCGCCGAACTCGCAATGGAACGCGGATGGCGGTTTACTCCCAGACTCCACATCACGCTATTTGGAAATGCCTGGGGTACATAAACTTAGCACACAACAATTACAATTGCGTAAAGCAATGAAGGCACCAATTGACCTAGAAAAACTAAGGAAGTATCTATGAATCAAAATTATATCTTTACTAGCGAAAGTGTTAGTAACGGACACCCAGACAAAGTAGCAGACCAAATCTCAGACGCACTTGTTGATGCAGGACTAAAGGCTGGCGACTCTACTACTCGTGTTGCAGTCGAAACACTTGTAACTACCAATCACGTTACGTTGGCAGGCGAAGTAAAAAACTTTAATGTAAGCAAGGACGAAGTAAAAGAAATTGTACGCAATAAAGTTCGAGAGATCGGCTATGAGCAGGATGGGTTTCATTGGGATAAACTAAACATCTACAATGAAATCCATAGCCAAAGTGCAGACATTGCACTAGGCACGGACGACTTCGGCGCAGGCGACCAAGGCATTATGTTTGGCTATGCGTGTAATGATAATGAGGCATATCTCCCGGCGCCTATTTACTATGCACATCGTATCTTACGTCAACTAAACAAAGAACGCGCCAGAGGAGACATTCTGGGACCAGATGCAAAGAGCCAAGTAAGCGTACAATATGAAGGCGGTAGGCCTTCACGTATTGACCAAGTTGTGATCAGCACCCAACACATCGAAGGTCATGTTGAAGCAGCGCGTGATATTTCGAAACAGGCGGCAAAAAAAGTACTAGGAGATTTAATTGATGAAAAAACAATATGGCATCTTAATCCTACCGGCAACTTTGTTATTGGTGGACCTGATGGTGATGCTGGTGTTACCGGAAGAAAGATTATTGTCGATACCTATGGCGGTTTTGCTCCTCACGGTGGTGGCGCTTTTAGCGGCAAAGATCCCACCAAAGTAGATCGCAGTGCTGCTTACATGGCACGTTGGTTAGCAAAGAACGTAGTAGCAGATGAAATGGCAGACTGGTGTAATATTCAGTTATCATACGCTATTGGCGTTAAACAACCTACTAGTATCTATGTTGAGTCAAACGGTTACAGTAAGAGCATTGAAAAGTTTATTCGTACTAATATTGATCTAAGCCCTAAAGGTATTATTGATCGATTTGATATGTTTAACTTTTATGAATACAGTGCCAATTGTACATATGGACACTTTGGTGACAAAGATGTACCGTGGGAAAGGATTGGCTGGTAATGCTCAGAAAATTAAAAACACTCTTTACAAGTAAAAAAGTTAAAGAAATAATCAATGAGAAAGAGAAAGCAACCGCACGTGGAGAAGCCTACGTGCGGGTGATAAAAGTTCACTTTGATGAAAACAAACCAGGCGATGGTTATTTTGAATTAGAATGGAACCAGTTGTTTGTTAAGCGGCTATTAGAAGCTGGACACAGTGGCGACAATGAAGAAGAAATTGTTGATCAATGGTTTACTACACTGTGCCGTGGAATTAGTGAACAAAATTATTGACATGCACCCTAAACTATACTATATTGAACAAGATAAAACAACACAGGTATCAACACAATGACTTATATTCTAGTAGACGCGGCTAACATGTTTATGCGGGCCCGACACGTAGTACGTGGCGACGACATGGAAACTAAAATTGGCATGGCATATCATATCATGTTTAGTAGCATTAATAAAGTATGGCGCGAGCAATCAGGCACCCATGTTGTAGTATGCTTGGAAGGACGTAGCTGGCGAAAGGATCACTATCTGCCGTACAAGCGCAACCGCCAAGAAGCTCGAGCTGCACAAACTCCGCGTGAGCAAGCAGAAGACAGTGCATTTTGGCAAGCATTTGATGATCTTAAAACTTTCTTTTCAGAAAAGACTAACGTAACTGTATTGCAGCACGATAACTGTGAAGCAGATGACTTTATTGCACGTTGGATTCAAAATCACAGCGATGCAAAGCATTGTATTGTAAGCAGTGATAGCGATTACTATCAGCTACTGACTGATAAGGTTACGCAGTATAATGGCATTTCTGGACAATTGTTTACCGTCAACGGCATCTTTGATGATCGCGGCAAACCAGTTAAAGATAAAAAGACTGGCAATCCTAAAATGATTGGTGATCCAGAATGGTTGTTGTTTGAAAAGTGCATTCGTGGTGACACTAGTGATAACGTATTCAGTGCATATCCTGGCGCTCGAGTTAAAGGCACCAAGAACAAAGTGGGTATGACAGAAGCATTCGAAGATCGTAAAACACAAGGGTATAACTGGAATAACTTTATGCTACAACGATGGACTGATCATGAAGGCGTAGAGCATCGTGTAATGGAAGACTATCAACGCAACCGCACACTGATTGATCTCACACTACAGCCTGATGCTATCAAAGTTGCACTAGATGATACAATTATTACACAAGTTCAAAAGGAACGCAAGTCTCAGATTGGTATACATTTCATGCGGTTCTGTGGCAAGTATACTCTGGATCGATTGAGTCAAAATGCGCAAGACCACGCAGCGTATTTGAATTCAGCATATGAAACAGCATAGTATAAAGCTACCTGATATAACTGATGATGAATTAAAAAAGCTGCTGCATGATATGCTGGAGATGTTTGGTGAACTACCAGACCCAGAGAGATATCCGCAGCAGTTTTCCTACTATCTAAGAATTTATGATTTTTATCTCAACTATCCAAGGAAAAACTAATGGAACAAGATGAATTAGAAAAGACCCTGCGTCGTTTGAAACATGGCATTGTACGTGTGACATTTAATAAAATTAATGGCGAAGAACGTGTGATGGACTGTACACTTGCAGAAGCACACATTCCTCCTGCTGATAAAAAGGACACGGCATCACAGGAAAAGGCTCGCAAACTAAATGAAGAAGTTACAAATGTCTGGGACATTACTGCACATGGTTGGCGCAGTTTTCGTAATGCCAATGTAACTGCGGTTAAATTGCTAGGCACTGCATGTTCATGCGGCAAGTCTGAAAACTGGCCTTACTGTGATGGTAGCCATAATAATATTGAAAAAGAAGTGATTCACAATGTATACCGCACAGGAAGTAATTAAAGATAAATTTTGGATTGTTAATGAGATCCATGGTAAGGTAGGCACTTTGCGGTCCCTACCTGACGGCTCTTATGAATTCTTTGATCAACGAACAAACGAAACAAAAATAATCGATACACTAGATACGTTGATTCAGGTCATGGATCGTGATTTGCCAACGTCAGAAGAGGTTGTCAAATTTATTAAAGGTTATCCTACTGCTACGCCTAACCCTGTAGAAGTAGCGAATACAGTGCTTCCGTTATATGTAAAAACCGCTACCAGCAAAAGCGTCATGGCTGCTGGCCATTATATTATACAGTTTAAAAATTGGTTACCTTCATTCTGTCCCAAGTATGAAACACTTGAAAAATATCCATATCGCGGCCCATGGGCCACTGAGTGGGAAATGAACATAGAACTAAAACGTTATAAAAATACCACTTAGTGCATAAAAGCCACATAATAGCTAAATACTTGTAAGGAACCAATAATAAAAATAATCAAGGGGCTAAACATATATGGCGAGACCAAAACCAACAATTATAATAGAGCAAGTAGACCGTAATTATAATTCTGAGCAGATACTTGAGGCTGATGCAATTTATGCAGTTTTTTACGCAGGCGCCCCTATAAATCTACGCTCACTTAATGCGTTGGTAAATTACCCTGGGCCTAAGTATAAAAAAGTAAGTTTCAGCAACAGCGGACATGCGTTCAATCTAGCTGATCGTCTAAACCGTAAATTTAAGACTGATAAATTCACTGTAATCAAATTGTTGCAAGGCGAGACAGTTAACCGTGCCGACATCGGAAAAAATTGATCACATACAACAACACATAGTGCATACATTGGCACAACGTACCCGCAATGATCTGAGCCGTACGGAAATTTTTCTTAATTACTATACCCTGCGCTTACGAAAATATGGGCGTGATCATATGGCGAAAGCATACTCCAGCTGGAAATTTGACGCGCCAACCAAAATAACCTCAGGTATGCTCTTGAACTTGTTTAACAAAATGGAATATCCATATTACTTGGATAAGCGTATGGTGGTACTGTTTAGCGAACAAGATGCCTTTATGTGCAAGATGGCTGGGTTTGAAAGTTGGCTAGAAGGAAAGTAACCAATTGAAAGCGCA